TGGGCCAAGGTGGCCCACGCCGACACCGACGGCGCGGCCGTCGTGCTCGATGACGCTGACGGCGAGACCTCCTCACTGTTCGCGGTCTACATCTCAGCTGACGACCTGGGCGACGGCTACAGCGCCCTTTCGGTGTCGGCGGTTGTGGCCGGCGGGTCCGGTGCCAAGCTGGCCGCCGCGCTGGCAATCCTCACCGACCTTCGCATCCAGCGCACCCCGGCAAACCTCCGGAGCGCACTGGCCTAAACCGTCCCCAGGCCCGCCGGGAATACCTCTCTCCCGGCGGGCTGCCAACCGGCATCGGCGGAACCACCGCCATCAATCGCGAAAGGAGCGAATGGAGATGCCAGTCGCAAGCGTCAAATCCAATTGGGTCAGCGGCCACCTCCGGTTCAGCGGTTCGGGCCGCATTGAGTTCAAGCAGGCATCGGCGGAAACGGACGGCGGGGTGTTCAAAGCGGGCGCCACCACGGCCGGCGCGCGCCTGGCAACGCAGGCTGCCAACCAGTCGATGTTCCGCGAGATCACCGAGATCAATCACGACGGCGGATACGGGCGGTACAACCGCGCCTACATCGCGACCGCAGCCATCTCCGGCGACGCCCTCCGCGCGTTCGCCACCGTTGAGGACGTGGCCGCCGCCACCGTCCGGGGGGCGCACATCTCGCTCTCCATGGGCGCCAGCGGGACCGTTACGGGCCTCGGTGTCGCGCTCGAATGCACGCTCCACATCCCGTCCACGGCCGGGCAGACCGGTTCGCTCGCCGCGCTCAAGCTCGCCATCAACAGCGACGCGGCCACGTCTGACCCGGCCGGTGCGACCAACCTGAGCTACATGCGCTTCGACAACCAGGGCGATGCCACGGGCGACGATGACGTTGACACCGACGCCTACCTGTTCAGCATTTTCGGCCACGCTGCCGGGTCGGGAACCCTCATCGTGGCCTCCGCCACCGAGGCCAACTACGCCTATGCGGCCAAGTGCTACATCGACGGAATCGGCGCGGTCTGGCTGATGTTCGCGAGCGCATCGGGCTGATAGGAGGGATCAGACATGGCCAGCAAACCAGCACCCCGTCCCCCGTGGACGTGCCGCGCCTGCCAGACGACCAACGACAACGACGGCGCGTGCGCCGGCTGTGGCGAATCGCGCCCGAACTAGGAGGCGACCATGGAGTTCTCAGTCCGCGAGCGCCTGATCCTCACCAACGGGTTTTTCCCGGAGCGCGCCAACGTCACCGACCTGCGAATCATCGCCGACGCCCAGCGGGACCTCGGGTTCTCGGAGGAGGACATCGCCGAGTTTCACCTGGTCAACAGCGACGGCGGCGTGAGCTGGGACGTGACGCGCGAGCGGCCCAAGGAGGTCTCCATCGGACCCCGGCTCGGCGCCATCATCCGCGAGCGACTACAGGCACTGGATAAGGCCAACCAACTGACGATGGATCACGTCTCGCTCTATGAGCGGTTTGTCGAGGCCGATCTCGAGATCCGGGCGGTGTCCTGATGCTCCCAGCGTGGCAGACGATGCGGCACCTGAGCGCCATCATGTCGATCCTCGGCACGACCAAGCCCTCGTTGTGGCCGTTCATGGAGGGCTCGGGGCTACTCGTCTCGGGCCTCTCCGTGGGCGACCTCGCGCCGGCTGAAACGGCGGGCGCGGCCGAGGCGCTTGAGGATGATTTCGCCCCGTTCAAACACGTCGGCGGCGTCCATAGCTACCACTTCCACCCAACGGGCGACCATCACCTCGCGGGCATCGATCACAACAACTTCAGCTTCGGTGATGGTTCGGTCGATTCCCCGTTCAGTGTCGGCGCGTGGATTCTCCCGAACGCCGTCGCGACCAACGTCATCATCGCCAAGTACGACAGCGCCGGGAACCTGGAGGAATGGCGCCTGTTCATCGACTCGAACGGGAAGCTGTCGCTCGAACTCCACGACGCCAGCGCCAGCGCGACGGAGATCGCCGTCAGTGACGACGCGCTCGTGGTGGGCCAGCAGCATTTCGTGGTCGCGACCTACGACGGCGGCGAGACGGCTCCGGTCGTCAACCTCTATGTCGACGGCGAGCTCGTCAACGACGGCGCGACCACGGAGTCGGGCTCGTATGTGGCTATGGAAAACACGGCCGCCCCGCTGACCGTGGGGTGCTCCGGTGTGACCGCCACCCCGGTGGCTGAGTTCCACGGGCGCATCGCCATGCCGTTCCTCACCGGGAAAGCGCTCTCGGCCGCCGAGGTCGCCAGCCTGTACGAACTCTACCAGTCGTTGCTGGGGGTCTAGGCCGTGAACAACCTGGCGCGTCTCCCACACGTCCGCAACGAGATGAACGCGGAGGGCTCAACGGCCCAGGACAGTGACATCGTCCGGGCCATCGAGCGCGCATCCCGGTTCGCCGAGACGTTCTGCGGGCGCTCGTTCGTGGCCACCACCAAAACGCTCTACGCCCAGCGCCATCCCCGGGCATGTCCGAGCGAACTGCTGTTGCCCGCCGACCTGGTGAGCATCACGTCGGTGACAGTCGATGACGACGCGAACGGGACGTACGAAATCACGCTGGTGGAGGACACGGATTTCTGGGTGGAGCGGGAGAACGACGGCGACACCGATACCCCGATCGTGGCGCTGGTGCTGAACCCCGACGCCGCGACAGTGCAGATCAGTTCGTGGCCGACGCGTCGGCGGGCCGTGAAGATCACCGGGCTCTGGGGCTACTCCTACGAACTGGAATCCTCCACGCTTACGACCAACGGCTCGTTGACTGCTGCCGCAACGAGCATCACCGTCTCAGCGACCGCGGCCAGCCTCATCTACCCGGGCGACACGATCGTCGTGGAGTCCGAACAGATGGAGGTCACGGCGGTCGCGACGGTGACACTGACCGTGGTGCGGGGCATCAACGGCACCACGGCCGCAACCCACGCCACGGCCAAAACGGTCTACATCCGGCGCTACCCGCGCGACGTGGAGCGGGCGGTCTCGGCAGACGCGGCGCGGTACATGTGGTGGGCGAGCCGGGGCATGATGGATCAGGCCAGCGTCATGCGTGAGCCGTGGCCGGCCATCCGCGATTCCCTCCAGAACTACAAACGCTGGGCGGTGGCGTGATGGCGAGAGGCACTGTGCGGTTCCGAGGGCCGCTGTTCGAGAAACCGGGCAGCACGATGCGCGCGGCCGCATACCCCGGACTGAGGCGGATCGGGACACAGATCGAAGGGACGGTGAAGCTGCACACGCCCACCGGCCCCACGCGCGAGTTGAGCCGCAGCATCGAGATGCTGGTCTGGAAATCCCAGCGCGGCGTGTCGGTCAAATCCACGCTCAAGGTCAAGCGGAAAACGTGGTCTGAGCGCGGCACGCGGCGCCCCTACGGGAAAATCGCGCAGGCCTACTACATGTGGCGCAAGGGGAAGGCGAAGGCCAGGCAGATCAACAAACAGGCCATGCTCGCGGCGGACATTGCGAGGGGACTCAATGGCAACTGAGTTCACCCTGACGCTGCAGTCCACGCTCGAAGCGTATGTGATCCCGGGCGGTTCCGGGGCGTATTTCGCCAAAACGTTCAAGGGCGAGCCCAACGCGCTCATGCCCACGCCGGGGCATCCACTGGCGCACTGGAAAGTGCTCCGCACGGAGGCCGCCCCCGAGGGTATCCGCACGCTGGCCGGGCAACGCCAGTTCGCCATCGTGTTCGGCGTGTTTGCCTACTGGCCCCTGTCGGCGGCGGCGGGGAAACAGCGATCTGACGAGGATGACATCGCCACCGTGATCGTGGACCTCCCGAACAAACTGATCAGCCCGACGCTCACCGCCACTGATTACACCATCGGCGGCAAAGCCGTCGCGCTGCTCACCTGCGAAAACACCCAGCTAGTTGAGCGCACCAACCCGCTGCCGGACAGTCCCGTCGACCTGCGGGTGCTCTCGTTCGAGATTCACGCCCGGCTCCTGGAGGCATCATGACTGTCCTAACCGGCCTCTCAAAACTGTTCGCGGCTGGATACGACCTGACCGGGGACATCAACTCCATTGGCGGGATCAAGGGCGGTCCGGCCCTCTGGGACGCGTCGTCCCTCGACCTGGCGGGTATGAAGCGGCTCGCCGCGCGGTTCGATGGCAGCATGGCCCTCTCCGTGCTGTTCGACCCCGACGTGGCCCACGTGCCGCTGTCGGCCCTGCCCACGACGGCAGTCCCACTTATGGTGCCAATCCCTGGCTCTGCCGCCGGGGATTACGCCGCGATGCTGGTGGGCAAATACGTTGACTATGCGCCGTCCATCGGCGCCGACCTGGGTGTGATGTTCGCGCTGTCGGTTCAGGCTTCGGAGGGCTACCCGGTCGAGTGGGGGCGGATGATCACGGCGGGCAAGCGCACCGACACGGGTGCAACCTCGACTGGAACGGGCATCACGCTTCCGCTTCCGCCCGGGGTTGCTGCTGTCGCCATCACGAGCGCTACAGCCGCCAGCCCGACCGAGGTCACGGCGACAGCGCACGGCCTGCAGTCCGGCGATTCCGTGCTGATCGCCGGGACCGACCAGGCGACGCTCAACGACGAGTGGACGGTCACCGTCACGGGAGACGACACGTTCACGGTGCCGTGCGACCTCTCCGTTGCCGGAGCCGCCAGCGGCGGCACCGTCCAGCGCACGTCCTATCGCGGCTGGGCGGCACAAGTCCAGGTGTTCAGCGTCACCGGAACCTCGATGACCGTGACCGTCCAGGACGCGCACGAAGCCGTTTCGGGCTCGTTCGCCAATCTCACCGGCGGCGGGTTTGCCGCTGTCAACGCGGGTTCGGTCGGTGCTGAGCGCATCGCCAGCGCGGCCGGGATCGTCCGCAACCACGTCCGCGTGAAAACCACGGGCACGTTCAACCCAGGCGTTTTCGCCGTCGCCATCCATCTCACGCCCGACTAGGAGGCACCAATCATGGCAGTTAAAACAGGCCTGCTCACCTCGCTGACGTACAACAGCAACGACATCTCCGAGGACATCCTGACCATCGGTATCCAGGCGCCCAACGGACTGATCGACGTGTCGGCGCTGGACCTGGCGGGATTCCAGAGGATTGTCGGCCGGCGCGATGCGGTGCTGCAGTGCACGGCGCGCGTCTCCGATGCGGCGGCCGGGGCACACGCCACGCTCTCTCCTGCAACCTCAACCAGCATCTCGGCATCGTGCGTGATCGTGTTCGGCGGGAAAACGTTCACATTCAACGGCATCGCCGGGAACTACGACGTGGCGATCGACAACAGTCTCGGGCTGGTGGCGAGTTTCACCATCTCGATGGACAACGGCGTCGCGGGCGTCTGGTCGTAGGAGGGCGCGATGGGATACGAGATTCGCGATACCGAGACGCTCACGTTCGACGCCTATCCGGGGCTGGAGGTCGTGGTCAAGGTGGCGACGACGATGGCCGAATTCGAGGCCATCAGCGCCATGGGCGAGAGCGGCCAGGGCCAACAGATGGATGCGGCGATCCGCGATTTCGGGGACCGGTTCATCGAGTCGTGGAACGTCACGAGCCGGGGTGAGGATCTCGAGCCGTCGGGCGCGTCACTGGCGCGGCTGCCGTTGCAGATGCAACTCGCGATCATCGCCGGGTGGATGGAACTGATGAGGGGCCCCAGCTCCCCTTTAGGGGGCGGGTCCAGCGATACGTCCGATTTGCTGGAGCCATCGACCGACGAACAGGACGGCCCGTAGAGCCCCCACCAGAACTCACGGAGGCACTCATGCGGCGCAGGCTCTGCCAAATGTGGAACTGCTCGCCGGCCGAGCTGGATCAGCTCCCGGCGCGCCGCACGCTGCATGAGACGGCGCTGATCGACCTGTTCGAGGCGGAGATGCGAGCGCGGGCGCAGGGGGCATCCAGTGGCGAATGATGTCCGAGTCGATGTCGAGCTCGATACCAAGAAGGCCGAGCAGGATGCGGGGCGTCTCAAAAGGGTCTTCGCGGAGATGGGCAAGATTGCCGGTGCCGTGTCGTTGTCGGGGTTGGTCGACCGCGCCGTCGGGGAGACGATCAACACGTTCAAAAACTCGATCACCCTGGCCCGCGACTTCAACGAGATCCAGAGCAAGGCCAACACAATTTTCGGTGAGTCGAGCCGCGCCATCAACGACTGGGCGGGCAACGCGGCGGTCGGGTTCGGGCAGTCCAAGGCCCAGGCGCTCGACGCCGCCGCCACGTTCGGCAACATGTTCAGCCAGCTCGGGATGGGCGCAGGCGTCACAGCCGACATGTCGCAGAAGATGGTTGAACTCGCCTCGGACTTCGCATCGTTCCACAACGCCGACATCACGCAGGTCCTGGAGGCGCAACAGGCGGCGTTCCGGGGCGAATACGACGCCGTGCAGCGGTTCGTGCCCACCATCAACGCGGCCGCCGTGGAGATGAAAGCCCTCGAAATGACGGGCAAGGACGCGACGAAGGAGCTGACGCAGCAGGAGAAAGCCGTCGCGGCCTACCAACTGATGCTCGATGGCGCGGGCGAGGCGATGGGCGACTTCGAACGCACGTCGGGCCGCCTGAGCAACCAGCAGCGCATCCTGTCGGCCCAGTGGCAAAACCTGCAGGCGGACATCGGCCAGGCGCTCATCCCGGCGCTGACGGCGATCGTGACCGCCATCAACACGCAGGTGATCCCGGCGGTTGCGAAGTTCGCCCAGGACGTAAAGCGCTACTGGGAGAGCGACATCAAGCCCGCGATCGAGAACCTGAAACAAGCATGGGCGGACATCAAGCCCGTGGTGCAGCCGGTCATTGAGTTCGTGGTGCGCGAAGTGAAGCGCATCGCGGAGATCGTCGCCAACGTCGTGGGTATCGTGGTCGATCTCATCTCCGGCGACTTCTCGGGCGCGTGGGAGAAGGCGAAGGAGATCGTGCGGCTCGCGTGGGAGGGGATCAAGGACCGCATCGACACCGCCATTCAGGTCATCAAGGAACTCTCGCCGAAGCTGTTGCAGCTCGGCAAGGATTTGATGCAGGCGATGTTCGACGGGCTCACCGAAATCTGGACGCGCTGGATCGCGCCGTTTTTCACGAACCTCCCCGGCAACGTCCTGAGCTTCATGGGCGACGCGCTCTCGAAGCTCTACCAGTGGGGGCGCGACCTGATTCAGGGGCTGATCAACGGGATCCTGTCGATGGTCGACAAAATCCCCAACCCGCTGGACCTCATTCCGGGCATCGGCGGCGGCGGCGGAGAGGACACGTTGCGGCGGCTGACCGGTGGCGGCGCGGGTGGAGGCAGCGTCGAGCGGCAGATGGCGGCGGTTGGCGCCGGGAGCACGCCCCCGCCCGGGATGGTCTGGGACTCCGCGAACAACGCGTACACCTACCCGTGGGCGACCGGCGGCGCGTTCGGGGCGCGTGACAGTTCGGGCGGGCTCGTGTATCAGCCGTTCGGGGGGCAGGCACAGCCGCAGACGATCATCCTCCAGGTCGACGGCGAGGTGCTCGCGTCAGTGCTCGCGAACCAGGCGGCGAGGGCGTACTGATGACCATCACATGGGCACTGGAGGCTGATTTCGACCGGGACGGAACCTACGAAACCGACCTGACCGGCTACGTCGAGAAGCCCGGTAGCGGGCTGCGCATCTCGCGCGGTATTGGCCGCGATGGCCAGCCGCAGACCTCCAAGCTCACTATCGGGCTCTCCAACCGGGGCGGAGAGTTCACGCCTGAAAACACGGCCTCGCCCTTCTACGGGATGCTGGAGCCCGGCGTGCCCATCCGCGTCACGGCGACCTCTGGTAGCGCCTACACGCTGGTGACCGTCTACGCGATGCGCTGGAAAACGAGCTGGCGATCGGGCGCGGTCTCCATGTGCCAGGTTGACTGTGACGACCTGTTTGCGCTCCTACGGGACGGCGACCCCGTGAACGTCACCACAAGCACGTCCCGCGACACCGACGGGGCGCTGGTGGCGATCATGGACGCCCTCGGGCTTGTGGCGGGCGACCGGAATTTCGATGACGGCGTACAGGACCTCCCCATGCACTTCGCCGTGGGCGAGAACCCGCTTGAGGCGATGATGCAGGTTGCCGCCTCGGAGATGGGCGGCCTCCTCTACCCGGACGCCACGGGACGTATCCGGTTCGAGGCCCGCGATGGCCGGCTGGGAGTCGGCGCCGTTGACGACACGTGGGGCGACGGCACCTCGGTTATCCCGAACGCTGCTGAGTACGACCTCAACCCGCTCGAATTGGTGACATCGGTCACGGCCCGGGCGACGGTGTTCCGGACGGGGCAGGCGGACACGCAGATTTTCGAGTTCTCCCAGAACATGTTCACGCGACCGACGGCCACGTCCATGGCTCTAACCGCCGGACAGGTGTGGGAGCGGACGTTCCAGGCCGCGAGCGCCTACGTGTCGCTGACAGCGCTGGATGCGGTGTACGACTACACGGCGAACTCGGCGATCGACGGGACGGGCACGGACAAGACGAGCGCATTGACCGCCACAGTGACCGACCTCGGGGGCGGGCGGTTCACGCTCCGGCTGGTGAACACGGACGCGGCCACCATCTACGTGACCAAGTTCCGGCTCCGCGGGCAGCCCGTGGAGTTCTACGCCGACCGGGCCGAGGCAGCGTTCAGCCTCTCCCAATCTGGCCTGAAAGCGGGACGCTCGCTGCAGTTTGACGTGCCCTTCGCGGGCGACACGGGCCAGAAGCTGCGCGACTACGCCTACCAGGAACTGCGCGTCGGGCGCTACCCGTGGCCGATGCTCACACTGTCGTTCCGGCCCGGCAACGCGACGGCGATCGCGTCGTTGCTGGCCGTGGAACTGGGCGACCTGATCCGCTACACGGACACCGCGCTCGATGCCGACAAGGCGCCGAACGTTGACGACTGGTGGTACGTGGAGGGGTTGACCTACTCGATCCCTCCCGACTGGGCCGGGGCGACGTTCGACTGCACAGTGAGGTTGTCGCCCTCCTATGTGTACCGGAACCTCGACGCGATCGCGTTCGACACGTTCGACCGGGCGAACGCAAGCGGGGACCTGGGGACGGCGTTCAGCGGGGACGTGTGGGCGGACGACAGCGGATTCGACATCTCGGGGGGCTATGCCGTCCCGAACAGCACGGGGCTGCAGGTCCCGAACCTGGTAGTGGCGTAGGGAGGTACTGAGATGGCAACGATTCCGAACCAGGCGACCGGGCTGCGACACGTCCGCAAGACGATCGCGTTCGACGGCACGGCGAACAATGGGAGGCTTGGCGATGATGTGCCATGTTTCTCCACCACAGGGCGGGTACTGGCGCTATTTTTCGCTCCGTATATATCTGAGGCGCTCGTATGCTCAGCCCCAACGCTAACGCAGATCTATCTGGCCGTTGGGGCTGCGGGATTTCCGGCCAACATAGCGACCGGCGGCTGGGATTTCACCGGCAGTACTGGCGTGCCAGACAACGGGAATGAACAGATCGCGGCCTCTGGAGACACTGCAAACCGGGATTCTGCAAAGGTTATAACTGGAAACATTGTCCTGCGGATTTTGGACAACGGTGGCGGTGCGGACATCACCGACGGCACGATCATCGTGGACTGCTGGTACTACCCCATCACCGACGACGGCGCGCTCGCGGGCGACGACATCGACCTCGAACTCGGCGCGTACCTCGCGGACAAGGTTCTTGACGAGGCGCTTTCCGGCCACACGACGGCTGGCACACTGGGCAAGGCGGTCGCCGATGTGGAGACGGACGTGGATGCCGTGCTGGTGGACACCGGCACCACGCTCCAGGCTGAACTCGACGGCATCCAGGCGGCCACCGAGGACATCCAGACCCGGCTCCCGGCGGCGCTCGTTGGCGGCCGCATCGACGCCACGATTGACGCCACGGGTATGGAGGCCGGGGCCATCGACGCCATCCTCACGCGCCAAATGACCGAGGCGTACGCGGCGGATGGCGCGGCCCCAACGCTGGCCCAGGCGCTGTTCGAAATCATGCAGTGCCTCACGGAGTTCGCGATCTCGGGCACCACGATCACCGTGAAAAAGCGCGACGGCACGACCACGGCGATGACGTTCACGCTGGATAGCGCGACCGTGCCCACCAGCCGCACGAGGGCCACGTAGATGGCGGTGCGGTACGTCCCCACTGCCGGGATGGTGTTCGGCGGGTCGTGGTGGCTGACGACCTACGGGTTCGGCGCCCTGTCGCTGATCGCGGACATGGTCGTCGAGGTCAGCCTCTCCAACCTCTCGGGCGACACGGACGAGGAATGCGGGGTGGCGTTCCGGCTGGGGAATGCGACGAACTTCCTGGCCGCCTACGTGGACGACGGCGACAACCTGGTGCACCTGTCGAAGTTCGAGTCGGGCGTTGAGACGAGCATCGCGACGGCCGCATGGACGCCCGCTGACACGGCAGAGATTCGGGTCATCTGCCAGCAGGAGCGCATCCGAGTGTGGGTGGACCGGGTGCTGGTCATCGACGTTGAGGATGGCTGGCTGGTGTACGCGAACCGGGCCGGGCTGTTCAGCCGCTCCACGACTGTTGTGAAGCACAAGGATTTCTATGCGCAGCTGCTCTCGGAGGTGGCGTGATGGTGCGAGGGGTTCGAGATCGCGCTACTCAGGCGCCCGGTTACGGCAGTTTTGGGAACGTTTCCTTTAACCCCTCGGCGGACCTGGCCATCCAGAAGATCTTCGACGTGAACCAGCTCGGAGACCTGGGCATCCGGTTCCCGTTCAACAACGGCAGCACCAACATCACGAACATCACGAGCAACACGACGCTGAGCCCCACCAAAGGCGTCCTGTACTACGACGAGCTGAACATCTCGAACGGCGCGGTTGTGGATGTGGGGTCGAGCCCGTGCTTCATCTTCGCGCGGAAGGTGAGCATCGCGGCGGGGTGCGTGTTGCACGCGGACGGGCGGGGCGGGGCGGGGGGGGCGGCACAGGGCGGCGCGAATGGTGGCGCTGGTGGAAACAACGCTGCTGCCGGGGTTGATGGCGGTACGGGCGGGAGTGGTGGCCCCGGACAGAATGCAGACTTTGGCGCGGCCAGCACATCTAGCCCGCCACAGTTTCACAACGGGCTGACGGCTGGTGCTGGGGCGGGTGGCGCTGGTAGCGGCGGTGGCGGAGGCGGCGGGGGTTCAACGGCCAACGGCGGTAATGGAGGCGGCTCGGCAACCGCTGGCGCAGGCGGGCGCGGCGCTAACGCGTATGCTGGTGGTACGGGCGGCCTGAGTGGCGGGGCAAGCGGCACAGCCGGGGGCGTCGGGAATACTGGCGCGAATGGTACTGTCGGAGTAGCCGGAAATGCTCCAAGTGCCACTCCGCACGCGCGCGACATTCTCCGAGACTTGCTGGACTTCTTCTACTCCCACCGTGGAGGTGCTGGCGGTGGCGCGGGCAGTGCCGGAGGAGGAGGAGGAGGAGGTACGGGCAATACTGCGAGCTATGGCACTGGCGGCGCCGGCGGTGCGGCGAACGGTGGGAACGGAACAGCAGGGGCCGCACCGGTAGGGGAGGGATCCGGCGGCGGCGGTGGTGGTGGCGGCGGCGGAGATGGAGGCGACGGCGGGGGCCTGATCCTGATCTGCTGCGAGACTTTCGACAACCAGGGCACCATCCGCGCGAACGGCACTAATGGCGTGGCGGGCGGCAATGGCGGTGCGGGCGGGCAGGCCACGGACAGCATCGGTGGCGGCGACGCGGGCGGTGGCGGCGGTGGTGCGGGCGGCGGTGGCGGTGGTGCCGGTTCCGGCGGCCTCGTACTGGTGCTGGCCGTGGATGTGGTCAATACGGGGACACTGACAGCCGCTGCAGGTACGGGTGGTTCCGGAGGCGCTGGCGGGACGGGAGGGAGCGTAACAGGCGGTGGCGGCGGACAGTCCGGCGGCAATGGCGCAAACGGTGCGGCGGGCGCGAACGGCGCGGCGGGTATCACCAAGCTCCTGAAGGCGAACCCGTAATGACCCAGCAGCGCATCATCCGCAGCCACGAACGCGCCCCGGGTGGCTACTACGTCACCATCGAGGTCACGAACGCCTACACGAACGGCGAGTCGCGTTACGACCGCGTCTTCGTGGCCGAAGCCGAGTTGGTTCACCAGGACGATGACGGCGTGATGGATGCGGTCACGCGCGCGGCGCTCGACCCGGCGCCCCTGGCGCGCGTGCGCGATCTGGACGTCGCGGCCTACCGGGAGTTGAAGCGCGTTACGGACAAACCCATTGAGGCGTTGCGGTCGCTAGCGGCGTCGCTGGCGCAACCACCACAGATACCCGCACAGCCCGTAGACAAACCCAATGGCGAACTCAACCCCGGCGTTCACGGCACGGAGCGTACACCATGACCCAGAACCTGCCCTACCGCCTGCGCATCCCCGGCATCGCCGCTGACAGCCCGCCACCCGCGCCATCGTTCGAGGAGCTGGTGTGGGCCGCGCACAATCGGGAGCGCCGCGCCCTCGGACTCCCAGCGTTCACGCGCGACCGGCGGCTCGACCTGGTAGCCCGCCTCCGGGTGGCCGACATGGTCATCGAGGGCTATTTCGGGCACGACGACGCCACGGACGACCCGGCGCGCATCGACGGCAAGTACCACGACATCCTCCCGGCGGCCGGCGTGACCGCCTGGCGGTTTGCCGGCGAGAACCTCTGGCAGGGCTCGCCGGGCTGGAAAGAGGCGGACATCCCGGGCCGCGTCGTCCAGGCGTTCCTCGCCAGTCCCACGCACCGCGCGAACGCGCTCGACCCCGGATATGACGCGATGGGCTGCCACCTGGCGCGGCGCCCCGACGGCTGGATGGTCTGTGCCTGCATCTACACCGAGGGAGCGAACACATGAGCGAACCAGATTCCATCGTCCTGCAGGTCCTGGCGGAGTTGCGGATGGCGGTCGACCAGACGGTCGCCGGGCTGGGCGAGCTGAAAGCCACCCAGCGCGTGCACGGGATCACGCTCGACCGGGTACTCGCGCAGACGACGAAAACGAACGGGCGCGTTGATGCCCTGGAAGAGGCGGTCGACCTGATCGAGCGTCGGGAAATCCGGGAGGACGGCATCGAGGACGGTCGCGCGGAACAGCGCCAGGCCTACCGCTCGGCGGTCACGCGCGCGTGGGGGCTGACCTCGTCATCAGCTGTGAAGGTGATCGCCGGGGCGACGCTCTTGACCACGGGGTTCGCGTTGAGCCAGATCAAGGATTTGTGGAGTGCGTGGTGATATGACGCCGCCGTCGCTCGCTCTCTCGATGACACGTCAGACACCGCCGAGCGCCGTGATGCCAGCCTGTGTTCCCTGTGTCGAACGGGTGACCCTGCGAGCAGTGAGTCATCGTGGCGTGGCGCGCAGCCGGGCTTATTCCCCGGAGCACATTCTTCCGATGGGTAACCGGCTCCAAGTGGCTTGGGTTAATACAGGTGGTCACGCGGCAGAGGTGGTCAAGTTCAAGCCCCTGAGGGATCGGGCCCACAAGGAGTTCGTAGGCGAAGCGGTGCGCGTAGACCGGACGCCTTCTAATCGTGAATCTGCCGTAGCCATTCTTCTGCGCTCCCGTCCAAAGCCAGCACGCCCCGAGCTCAGGTCGATGGGCGGGAACCGGGCCGCCCCTATCGACCTTTGCCCAAAAGCAGGCCTGGATAATTGGCCGTGGATTGTCGGTGCTGCCGTGGCGCGCCCATCGGTGGTAGTGCATCTCGCACCATCCACGTGCGATCAATCGCCTCTCGCATCCGGGGACGGAACAGATAGACTGAACTTCCATCACCGTCACCTCCGTGCGGCCGGACTCCGCGAGCAGTGCCGAGCGGGTCGCCTACATGGTTGCATGGACCTACCGCGGGCGGCGCGAGTTTGCATCGTGAGTTCACTCCTCATGGTGTCATTGGGCCGGACGTTCCCTACGAACACGATCCAGAGCTGGCGTACCGGGTCTGGAAACGGATCGCGGAGCGCATCGCCACCGAGGGCGTGGCCATGGCGGTGTTCGGATGAGTGAGCCGACCGTCCTGTTCGACCGGATTCCCGCTGCCGGGCCAATCACGGGCACGTTCGGCCAGTGGTACTTCGACGGTGAGCGCACGTGGCAGCACCGCGGCGTCGATGTCGGCTGTCCCACCGGCACGCCGGTCTACGCTCCGGCGCCGGGCATCGTCGCGCCGTTTACGAACGACGGGAGTTTCGGCATCGCCGTCTGCCTCAACCACGGCGGCGGGTGGTGGTCGCTGTACGCCCACCTGAGCCGCGCCAACGTCTCCCCGGGTAACAGCGTCCAGCGCGGCGCACTGCTCGGGCTCTCGGGCGCTACCGGGTACGTGGCCGGCGCCCACCTGCACTGGCAGCTCTGCGACTCGCCGAGCTTCCCCATCGCCCTCGCGCGGTCGCGCGACCCGCTCAAGTACATGATCACGGAGGAGCAAATGGAAGCCTACCGCTGGGCGATCCTGAGGATTGCTGGGGGCCACTACCGAGAGCTGCTGGCGGCATACGAAAAGCTCCGCGCCGCGGGGTACTTCGCCGAACTCGAGGCCAGCGAGGGGCCAGCCGGGCCCATCGACGGCGCCAACGACGTCAACGACATGATGGTCCGCATCAAGCGCTTCCAGTGGCTCGCCGGCGGGCCGCGCGCGCTCGAGGCGGCCAAACTCCTGGGGGTTGCGTGATGCCAGAGGAGATCCCGGGCGTATTGACTCGGGTTCGGCGGGTGTGGCTCGTTCGGTTGGCCGGGTGGCTGCGAAGCCCGGTGCTGCTGCGATGGGCGGAACGCCAGCTGATCGTCGAGGTTTGGAGCGGTGGGAAGTGGAACAGAACGGAGGTGACCCAATGACAACCGAGCAGATGGACTGGATCGACGATCAGGCCAACGCCCGAAAGCGCCGTAGGTGGTGGCGACGAATGCTCCGGTGGTTCCGGGCCAAGCTCTCAGGAGGAACACCATGAACTACGACGAGGCACGGGAGATTCCCGGGAAGGGCTGGCACTGGACCACGAAGAACGGTAGCACCATACGGACGGCAGAGCCGTGCATTCGCCACGTCGGCGACGAGAGCGACCCGTCCTGGTACATGCGGCCATCGAAGCCCGAAGACTGGGCCCGCTGCGAACCCCACGCGACCAAAGAGGAAGCCGAGCGCCACTACTACGACTGGTGCCTCTCGACGGTCGTTGAAATCAAGCTCAGCAATCAGCAGCTTCGATGCCGCGCCGAGGGTTGCGAAGCATGGACAGACATGGAACTAGGCAACCGGCAACTCGAGCGCATGTTCAGCGGCGACCCGCTGTGCGCGGAGCACCGCACGAAAGAAGTGCTGGCGACTATCCATCCGTTTGCCCCGGGCCTGGGGAGTATTCACTCATGACCACCGAACAGATGGACTGGCTTGACGACCAGCGCAACGCCCGCGACCTCAACTACGCCGAATCACACCAAATTCCCGGGAGTCCATTTATGACCATGCAACGCGCCATCCTGAGCATCCTCGCAGGGACGTTCACCCCGCCGCTGATCGCTCTCCAGGCCCTCCAGGTTGTGGACCTGACGAGGACCGAGTATTGGCTGGGGATCGCCACCCTGACGATCACGAGCTTCGGCGCCAGCGGCGCCACGCTGCTGAGCACGATGGTTCGCGGCGAGGTCACGCTGCGGAATGTGCCGCCCACCGGGGGGGAATGATGGACACCCTCCTGAAGCTCGAAAGCCGGAAACTCCGCGGCTTGGCGATCACCATCGTGGCCCTGCTGCTGCTGTTCGCGGTCTACCTGGTCGCCAGCCTGTTCATCAACGTTTCCGAGCTCGTTGTGACGACGATCAGCGGGGCCATCACCACGCTCGGCGGTGGCCACCAGGTAGCCCAGACCATGGCGGACCGGTCGCCCTACTACCAGTCGCCCACGCAATTCGTCGCGCCCCCGCCGGCGCCCTACGCGGCACCACCTGCCCCATCGAGCGCGACTCCGCCATGGACGCCGCCGCCCGGCACTGGAGCGCAGGCCTGAGGGGGTACGCCGCCGGCGCCCTGGCAGTATCGGCGCTGGCGGTCATGTTATCAGGCGGGGATGCTGGTCAATGGGAGTGGCCAGCATCCCCCACCACGGAGGCAACGAGTGAGCACCTACACGACGTGCGCGGACCCGGATGGGCACCGCTCTCGCTGGCTGTGGCAGCCGATACGCCGTGGCCAGCAGTTCATCTGCCCGCTGTGCCCGGCCGCATGGAAGGTGACGACGTTGCAGCCCTGAGCCACCTGGATGTGCGCGACCATCCCGGCGTGACTGTGACTATGGAATCGATAGTAGTTGCGGCTGCATCCGGCCGCGTGCGCGCGCTGGGCGGGTCGCTGACCGAGGCGGAGATGCGGGCGGTGCTCACCGTGGCGGGCTGGCCGGAGGAGCTGTTAGCCGAGGCGCTAACAGTTGCTTGGTGCGAGTCGAAATGGTCGCCGAATGCCGTAGGGGACGGCGGTGCGTCGGTGGGGTTGTTTCAACTCAATGTGGCGACGTGGTTCACCTACGCCGGAGAGGACCCGGAGATGTGGGCGGACCCGCTGACGAATGCGCGGGTTGCCTGGGCCGTGATGGGATACGACGCCGGGCGCGGGTACGAGCGATGGCGGCAGTGGAGTTGTAAGCCGTAGTCACCCCTTCCGCAGCCGCTCCATGGGCGAACTCCGCCGCTGGGCCGCGAGCGACGCTTCCCGCCGCGCTTGGGCACTGTACAAGCGCCACATGTCGGCCGACCGCCACCCGAACTTCTCCATCGCGTCCGACTCCGACAGGTCGCCCGAAACGGCCGCGTGGGTCGCTGAGGTGTGGCGCAGGTCGTGGGCGCCGATGATGCGGTCTCCTATGCCCGCGGCTTCGAATGCCCGCCGTACGGCCCAGTAGACGCCGCTGGCCGTGAGTTTCCCGCGTCGCCCACCGATCAGGTACTCCGGGACACCGCCCAGCGACCGGTGGTAGCGGTCCAGGATGGTCATGGTGGCGGGCGAGAGGTACACCCAGCGCGGCCGCTGGCCCTTGGCTCGATGGATTTGCGCTAAAAGGGGTTGCTTTTGCGCGAGCGCGGGTTTAGTGTGTGCGCATGCAAAACACGCTTGTGCGCAAAGACCAATCGGGCGAGACGCCCCTCGGTCGCCTCATCCGTGAGCAGGG